CAGCCTACTCCCGAACCTGAGCCAGAAACGCCACCAACTCCAACGCCGACTCCTGAGCCTACACCAGACCCACAGCCAGTGCCAACACCACAGGATAACGACCCAGAGCCACAGCCTAAGCCTGAGCCAGCAAAGCCATCGAAGAAGGTAAGGAAGACTAAGAAAGCAGTACTTCCAAGCACGGGTGACGACAGAAGTATCGCAGCTGTCGCTGGTATTGCAGCAATCGCTGTCGCGTTCGTCATCGTGAGCAAGCTTGTAAAGAAGTGAAGCCATGAGAAACGTGAAAATCCTTCAAAAGTGGGACTATGAAAATCAGGCTTACGAGCCTTACGAAGTCCCAGATGACTGGAACGTTAAAAGCTATTCAGAAGATATGGACGAGATTGTCAATTGTCCTCATTGTGGGCGAAAAGTGACCTTTGGTAGTTGCTATACAAGCAGGGAGATACACACTCCAGGTGGATTTGGTTATGCGGTGTGTGGTGAATGCTATGACACAGAGAGGGTAAAAGAAGAAGAGTGGAGGTCAACCAAAAGGAAGAGTGATGACGATGAGTAACGTTACGTCTCAAGAGCGTCAGTGTGTCGCAAAGAACCTGCGTTACCTTGCCAGATATTACACTTCAGAGGGAGGTCTAGAGAAGTTCCGTGCCACACTGGAGGATGAGCTTTTCACAGGAGCAGGTCACCGTAACTACACTGAGGTATTCGCTCGTCTAGCTGAACTTATCGATCCTGAGGAGCGCACGTGCTACATGTCCGAACACAGCGACTTGCAGCCACGTGGCTGGTACATCCACTACTGGGAGTGCAGCGATTGCCACGCACACTACCTCGACAAGGACATGCCGCGCTTCTGCCCTAACTGTGGTGCAAGGGTGGTGAATGGTGTCCCTGATGAAGAAGCCTAACAAGAGTAAAGACTCGACTGGTGTGAACGTGTTACAAGGCATTCTAAGCCGTCCTCATCGCGGAGTCCTTGCCCTTGACCCAGGAGGTACAACTGGATGTGCCTGGAGCTACAGGAACGCCAAGAACGTAGGATATTCGATGGTACCTCACGATGACACCCTAGCCTGGATGGAGAGCTTCCTTAAGAACGCTGGCGGTTCCATCCAGGTGGTCGTCATCGAGAAGCACATCCCCCGCATGGGAGTCACTATGGGTCGTGAAGCTACCATGACTATGGAGCTGGTTGGAGGTTGCGCTGCAGTCGCAGAGCGCAATGGCTGCGAAGTCGTGTGGCATACCGCGTCTCAAATGAAGACGGTACCTTGGTGCAACCTGGGCAAGGGTGTCCACGCTAAAGATGCAGCCAAGCACCTCGCCAGGTTTCTGCTCGACGACGCTGGAGCTAACGGCTTGATAGAGCTCTAATTCTGAAGATATTATGAAGCCTTAGAATGGCTTCTAACAAGAAAACACCGCTCGCTCATACAAGCGCAGCGGTGTTTCTTTATATCTCTTTAAAATGGTTTTTAATCACAGAGAACTAGGATGTTTGTCCTCCTCGGAGTCCTTGTAGTCAAGAGTGGAGTCTACTCCCTAGATCTCCTCATGCCAACCTTCGGCTTCCAGGTCTTCAAGCGCAACGACGATTCCATCGTAGAGCTCGTTCGGCATGACGTCGTACAACGAGCGAACAACGTACAATGGAACGTCGTATTCCTCTGCGAGTTCGCTGATGCGAGCTTCGTCTTCCTCTGGAATGCGTTTCACGATTGAGTCCTTTCTGTTCAGTCGTTAGTCGTGTTCGAGGCAGATGTCTATGATACTCGCACGATCAGCGACATACGGACCTTTGTGGAATCTGATGGCTGCAATAGCATCCTCTTCGTTGGCTTTGCTGCCTGCACGATGCGAACTCTTGTACGAGACTCCCTCTTGGTTATTGTTGATGCGATAAAACACTGTGTAAGTCCTTGTCATGATGTAATCCTTCCCTTTCCACTACTCGGTAACAATCTTGCCTTCAGAGAGCTTCTCGTTGCTCCAACGGTACTCTACTTCAGTCTCCTCGTACATCAATCTATTGCAGAATTTTACCAACTTGTTGAGACGGTCGAGGTTAATCTCAGCCCAGTCGGTACAGCAGTTGTACATATCCGTGACGTAGTATGACCACGTTCCTTCCTCTGAGGAATACCTTGCAGCAACGTCGACCCAGTCGTCATTAGCTGTAGGTCCATCCTTGTATTGGACGATAAAGTCCTGGTCGTCTTCCTCGATGTAGAAATCTTTTGATAGGCTCAACATGCTCAGTGATTTCTTAATGCTCATTCTAATCTCCTCTCAGGGTTGGAAGAGAGCGGGACTCCACGTTCCCGCTCTCCGGTTTCGTGATCATCTACTTCGTGATCTCCAGGTTTTTCTCGCGCTGCTCAGGGAGCTTGACGAGCAGGTCATACAGTACGTCTCCGTAAGCCTGGACCTCGTTGCGGTAGATGCTGTTATCCCAGGAGGTCGCATCATAGATGTCCTGGCCACCGACGATGGAGTCGAACATACGACGCTTGTTGCTCTCCTCGTTGAGGCATGCCTGCCAATACTTCCAGACGAGTGTGACGATGGTGTTGTCACGGTAGTAGTTCTCAGCGTTCATAGCCAGACGGTCAACAGCAATACTGCCTACCCAGAGGTTGGCGAACTCGAACAGAGCAGTGGTGAACTCACTGAAGCTTACCTCAGCGATGATGGCGTTTGGTACTGGCTTGGAGTCGGACGTTGTCTCGAAAGGCTTCATGATGTTCTCCTTGTCATTGGATGCTTCAGGGCTCTTCTCTTCAGCGAGGTACTCGAAGTTGGATGCTGCAATGTGGGCAAGTTCGCGGATGCGCTCGTCGCTGACGTGAGAGAGCATGCGCTTGTCGAGATCCTCGAGACCCTCCATGGCATAATCAATTGCTTCGTCCAGTGTGATAGAATTGCGCTCACCCCAAGGAATGGTCTTATCCTCAATGGCATTCTCGACGCCACCGAGCTCTTCTTCCATAGCGGTGATGATTTTCTTCTCGGATAGGTTTTTGCCAATACGGTCAGCAAGTGGGGTGAATACTGTCATTTCAGTTCCTTTCGAAGTCGTCTTCCCCTTATGGGGCTAGAGATATTATGCGCCATAATTGTTCAACTTTCATCGGGAATCTGAAAAATAATAAAAATATTTTTGGAAATGTCGTTTATATGGTCAAATACAAAAAGGTAAAAATTAGATATAAAAATATGATAATTCTAGTAAGTAATAATAAAGAAAAGAGGGATAATATAAAAGGAGTCTATCTAAAATCAATAGGAATGTGGTGATAATGACGGTTAACAGGCAAAAGAAAAAGGTGAAGGCTTCGAAGAAGAAGCCTGAAGTCAAGAAGCAGAAGCCTAGATACACGAAGGATAATCCACATCCTAAGCACCTTGAGGATCCAGAACACTTCACTTACTGGGGGACTCCTCGTTGTCAAGGCAGAAATCCTCGTACGGGAAAGCAGTGCACGAAGGGTGCAACGGTGGACGGGAAGTTCTGCGCTGTACACACTGACATAGAAGAAGCAGCAGCAAAGGGCGGTTATCATATGTTCGACGAAGTGTCGGACAAGATAATCGCCTTTGTGCGTCAAGGGTACACGTTCACAACAGCATCTGCACGAGTCGGTCTGAATCCTCGTACCATCACAGAGTGGCGTCGTCGTGGCAAGGAAGAGATGGCTCGCGGTCAAGAAGGCAAGTACGCTAAGTTCTGGTGTGAACTGGAAGAAGCACGTATTTTCGCCTGCTCACTTGTTGAGAATGCCCTGTTCTCAGCTGCCATTAACGGCAACGTCTCTGCGATGATCCGTTACCTGGAATGTCGTATGCCTGACGTGTGGAATGCCAAGCGTGTTATGGAGATCTCCGTCGAGACTAAACACAAGCTCGACGTGAATTACCAGATAGACGTGAAATCCTTAACAGATGAACAACTCCGCGCTAAAGTAAAAGAAATTGCAGAAGCTGTCGACATCACAGTCGGGAAGAATGTGGATCAAGCTGCGCTACCTCCAATTCCCGTACAAGACGCGGAGGTGACAGATGCCTAAAAAGAACGATGTCGTGAAAAGACTTGGCACTCCCGCGAAGGACACCTTTACTGTCCAGGAGTGCGCTGGGGACAAGCAGAATCCCCTCGACATCAAGAATGTGCCTGACATGGTCAGACAGCTGGAAACAATCAGACGTGAGCTTGCCCTAAGACATCTTCTTGACTACACATTGTACATGGATGACAACTACAAGATAGGTCGTCATCACAGGTTAATCGCAGCTCAGCTCGAAGCTACCATCAATGACGTAGTGGCCATCCACGAAGGACGCATGAAAGAGTCTGAGAGTGATAACCTGCGCGTAATGATCTTCATGCCACCGCGCCACGGCAAGTCCCGTCTCGTCTCCCAGGAGTTCCCTGTGTGGGGTATGGGCAACAACCCATGGATGACGTGGATGCTCACGTCTTACTCAGCAGACCTAGCTCAGGAGTTCGGTCGTATGACGCGTAACAAGATGCGAGACAGCGAAGACATGTTCGGCGTCAAGCTCGCAGAGGATGCAGCTCGTGCTGACAGATGGGGTCTTGAGGGAAGCCATGACAATGGTATTGTCGCCGCAGGTGTTGGTGGCGCTATCACAGGTAAGGGTGCCCACATTGCCATCATCGATGATCCTATCAAGAACTACGAGGAAGCTTCCTCTGAGACGGTAAGACGCTCAGCCTATAATTGGTACCAGACTACGCTGCGTACTCGTCTTGCTCCAGGAGGTGCCGTCATCGTCGTCATGACGCGCTGGCATCAGGACGACCTTGCAGGACGCCTTCTTGCGGACGCTGAGAAGGGTGCTGACAAGTGGAAGGTGCTGTCCTTGCCAGCTTTGGCTGAGGGCAACGACCCACTCGGTCGTGAGGCAGGTGAAGCTCTCTGGCCAGAGATGTACGATGAGACATCTCTGGAGCGTACGCGCATTGCCATGGGTAGCTACATGTTCAATGCTATGTACCAGCAACACCCCAGTCCTCCAGACGGTACAATGTTCCGCAGGAAAGACTTCCGCTACTGGGAACTCGTCGACCACACATACGTCCTGCATAGGGACACAGGAGACGAGCGATTTGTACCTGAGCAATGCTGGCACTTCCAAACGGTCGACCCGACTGCCTCAGCCAAGACTACAGCAGACTGGTTTGTATGTTCCACCTGGATTGTCACTCCGAAGAACGACCTACTCTTGTGGGACGTGTTCAGGGCGCAGATGGAAGGAGCAGAGCAACCAAGGCTTCTGCTCGACCAGTACAGACGGTACATGCCGACCTGTATGGGTATCGAGGTCAATGGCGTAGGTCGTCCTGTCTTCCAGATGCTCCGCAACTCTGGTGTGCCTGTAATGGAACTCAACGCCACCAAGGACAAAGTCACCAAGGCAATCCCTATAGGAGCTAGATATGAGAGCCACAAGGTATTCCATCGCATGGGTGCCGCATGGCTTGGAGATTATGAGGATGAGCTGGTCGGCTTCCCTATGGGTGCTCACGATGACCAGGTAGACACGGCATCGTACGCTGCAATACTAACCCAAGAGCTCGCTAGTCGTAGGACTGGCGCTTCACTGGTCGAGCTCGACGTACCTAACATCATCTCGCCAGTGTAGGAGGTTAACATGGTAATGGACAAGAATCACCCTCTGCTGAGGATAGCCAACGGTCTGAGTGGAGGTCAACTCAACAGCCTGAGTGAAGCTGTTGAACTGTATGGCAAGATGGCGTTCACTGAGCACAGCAACAATGAGCTGCTGCAGGAACGCATCGCTGAGCTTGAGCTTGCTCTTGATGACGTAGGCTACGAGAGAATCGGTGATTCGAACTTCGATAAACAGTTCACCAAGGCATCCATCGACAAGATTGCTGCTATGGCTAGGGTGTATTGGTTGAAGAATCCTCTGATCAAGCGAGCCGTGGCTACCCAGGCGAACTACGTGTTCGGTCAGGGTGTGGACGTGGTAGCTGCTGATGAGGACGTGCAGACGGTTGTTGATGCTTTCATGGAGGACTCGAAGAACCGTGCTGAGCTCACAGGTGAGCAAGCTATGCTGACCAAGGAGACTGAGCTCCAGGTTACGTCAAACCTGTTCTTCACGTTCTTCACAGATCCCCTCAACGGTGCCACTCGCGTACGTACCATTCCGCTGAGCGAGATTACGCGTATCATCTACAACCCAGACGACAGCAAGGAACCTTGGTATTACTACCGCCAGTGGCAGCAACCTAAAGAGCCTGGATCTCAGAAGTACGAGATGCATCAGGCAATGTACCCTGACATCAACTACATGCCCAAGGGAGGTCTTCCTAAGCACTTCAATGGCATCGAGGTAATGGCACTCAACCCTGTGTACCACGTGAAGACCAACTGTCTGTCTGACATGGAGTATGGCGTGAGCGAAATCTACGCAGCCATCGACTGGGCTAAAGCTTACAAAGACTTCCTTGAGGACTGGTACACCATTGTCAAGAGCCTGTCTAAGTTCGCTTGGAAGGCCACAAGCAAGTCGGGCGCCACGGGCATGACGCAAGCTAAGCAAGTACTCGAAGGTGCCATTAACGGTGGTTCTAACCCCACGAACAGTGATCTCCCAGGACAGGCAGCTCAGGTGTGGATGTCCTCAGATAACTTCGACCTCGCTCCTATGCCCAAGAGCGGTGCTACTGTGGCGGTTGACGATGGTCGTCGTGCTCTGCTTATGGTGTGCGCTGCTACGGGTATCTACGAGCATTACTTCGGAGATCCAAGTACAGGCAACCTTGCCACAGCTAAGGCTATGGAACAGCCAATGCTCCTCATGTTCCAGGAGCGTCAGGAGCTCTGGACTGATGTGTTCAACACCATCCTTGGGTATGTCATCAACCAGTCTGCGTTGAAGCCTGGTGGCAAGCTGAGGGGAGTCATGTCGTTCAATGATTATGGTGAGTCCTATGTCGACATGGGCGATACTGACCGTTCGGTTGACGTGAAGTTCCCTCCTATTCTCCAGGAGGACGTCAACGAGCGTATCGACGCTATCGTGAAGAGTGTGACGCTCTCTGGTCAGACGCCTGCTAACACTATCGACCTCAAGACTGCCACCACCCAGATGCTCACTGCGCTTGGCGAGGATACAGACATCGTCGATAAGCTGTTCCCTGATGATCCTAAGAGCTGGGACGAGGTCGAAGAAGAGAAGCAACAGAAGGCTCTGGAGATTGCTATGGGACAGCAGTCATCTGCAGACCAGCAAGTAGCTCAAGCAGCTAAGGCTTCCAAGGCTATCGAGGACGCTGAGGACGATGCCAAGGCTAAGAAGGACAGCAAGACTCCTGAGGAACGAGCTGCAGGTGAAACGGAAGAGTCCTACATCGACATGCTCGACAGGATGGTCGCTGAGCTTAGGGAACGGGGAATCTAATGGCTGATCCATATGGAACAATAGCGAAGTATCGCAACGCCCTGGCCATCAAGAAGCACAATGCACTCATCCAAGCGTGGGCTTCTCCTATGGCTTTGGACGTTGCTGCTGTGTTCTGGGCTACGTGGAAGGATATCGAAGATCGTCTCCCAGTCGGAGAAGATATCATCGAATCTGAAAAACCTCGTGATTCACGTGACCTAAAGAACAAATATAACGCGATAATAAGAGTCGAGGTCCAGCGTCACACACCTGAACTCCAACGGGTCGTAGAGGATTATCTCTATCGTGTGTGGCTTGCTGGAGCGGTTGAGCAATCCCGCGACCTCGGATGCACTGGATGGTTCCTTTCATCCCTGTCGAAGTCGTCAACTCCATCTGAGTCCGCCAGTGTATCCGAGGATCCCTTACTCCAGGAAGCTCCCAAAGTCCTCAATGTCAAGGCTGACAAGACTGGTTGGGTATCGCTTCCAAATTTACGAGCAAGAGCATATGCTAAGAAGCATGCAGCTGAGGCTGTCACGCAGATCAACGACGTCACTCGCAAGGAGATTGCACGTATTGTGAGTGATGGTGTGAAGTCTGGTTCCTCTTACAATGACATAGCCAAGGCCATCAAGTCTAAATTCGAAGAGTTCGCAGTACCGTCTCCGCAGAAGCACATACCCAATCGTGCTGTTCTTGTGGCTGTTACGGAGCTTGCTAACGCATATTGTGAAGGTAACGCTCAGGTTGGTGACTACCTACAGAGTAATGGCGTTAAAATGATGAAAGCTTGGCAGACTCTTGAGGATGATCGCGTGTCTGACGGTTGCAAGGAGAACGAACAAGCAGGTTGGATACCTATCGACAAAGAGTTCCCCAGTGGACATATGCATCCACCACGCTTTCCAGGATGTAGGTGTGACTTCATGCAAGAGATCTTAGATAAAGACCTCCTTGGTAAGCCAATCAGTGCCTTGTACGGTAAGCAATACACAGATGGTGTCGTAAAAGATGTTATGAAGTCTCCAGAGAAGACCGTCTCCTCACAGCTCCAGCAAGTCGATCCTGAGGGTGGGACAAAGGCTGGTAAGGCTGCTGCCGAACGTGAGGATGAAGCATGCACTCCTAACTGGGAGGACTGGGATCTGAAAGGCATAAACAAAAAGATCGACGATTCTGTAAGAGAAGAATATCTTGGTAAGGTAACGTATGCATTCGAAAGAGGAGACTTAGAGACGTTCATCTGTTATGGAGGAGAAAAGATCCCTGAAGCTGTTAGTTTAATCAGGGATAAAAATGCTTCTTTCTCTTCGATGAAAAAGACTCTGAACAAATCTCTTAGAATTTACACGGGGGGTTACTATGAGGATATGAATGAGTATCTTAGAGGAGGTCGCAAGAGGGACTTCTCTCCGTATGAAGATAGGGTAGATGAGATCGTAAATCACGTTAATAATGCAGAGAAAGCTATCAGAACATACGGAGTGACGACTCAGCCTATAGTGGTGAACCGAGGATTCGATGGTCATTTCTGGGATTCCTGGAAAGAAGGAGAGACTAGACAACTTCCAGAGTTCCTCTCGACCTCTGTGAGGAGATCAGGCTTTGGGGGCAGGAACAAAGTACATATCTACGTCCCACCAAACAAAGGGTGTGGAATCTACGTAGATGGAGAGTCTCTGCATGATAACGAATGGGAATATCTCATAGCCCCTGACTCGAAGTTTAAAGTACATCATATTGAAGTGAACGAAGAAAAGGATACTTGTGAATACTGGCTGGAGCTAATCCCTTAAGGAGAAACAATGACCGATACATGGCACTACAAGGATTCACCTTCTACAGGAGTGAGGATCAAAAAGCCTAAGCCTACGAAGCAGCCGATTTGCCTGTTATGTAAGCACTTCGGAGGTATTTTGTCTGACGGTAAAGCGTATTGTAAGGCTTTCCCAGATGGCATTCCATCTAAGTTCTGGGACGCTAAAATCGACCATACAGCACCATATCCTGGTGATAATAACATCACATTTGAGCCTTAATGCAGGTAATCCTCACTGTTCCAGATGGAACTCGTGAGGATTTCCTTCTAGAAAGAAGGATAATGCTTCAAGAATGCGTCGCATGGCTGTTCAATACCCCTCTCCGTGCGATGCATTCCATATAAGAGTGTGTGGCTCGGTTGGAGGTGAACATGGATAACATCACATTCTTGGGATCGTTGCTTACTGAAGCGACCAACACCTCAGGTAAGTACCCTGTCAAGGTCATTCAGCCTGGATGGGGATCTTCGGGTTACTACTCTAATGATGTTCTAGCTGCTTCTGCCAGCCTTTTCGAAGGCGCACAGATGTTCTGGAACCATCCAAAATCCTCTGACAACTATGAACGTCCTGAGCGAGACCTTCGAGACCTCGCTGGAGTGCTTACGAACGTTCGTTACGAGGAATCCAATGCATCTGGTGCTGGTATCTACGGAGATGCTATCGTGTTCGACGCATTTCGTGAGACTCTTGACGAGATTGCACCATACATCGGAGTATCTATCCGCGCTGGTGGCAAGGTTCACGAAGGTGAAGCTGAAGGTCGTGGAGGTCTGCTGGTAGACGAGATCAACCTCGTCCAGTCTGTAGACTTCGTCACTCGTGCTGGAGCTGGTGGTAAGGTTCTTGCACAGTTCGCTGAGGCAGCGCGTCCCATCGAGATTTTAGAAGAGAAAGAAAAGGAGAACAACGTGGAGCTTGAGGAAGCAATCAAGACCATTGGTGAGCGAGACGAGACTATTAACGGTCTTAACAGTCAGCTCACCGAAGCTCAGAGTACCATTGAGACACTCTCCCAGGAGGTATCGCGCCTGTCTGAGGCACATATGCTTGCTGAGTGCAGTGCTATCGTTGCAGCTGAGCTGAAAGAGAGCGACCTCCCTGAGGTTACCAAGGAACGTATCCAGCAGGAGTCTGGTAAGTTCATGGCGACCAAGGTTGAGGAAGGCGAGAAGAGTACTGAGAAGAAGGTGCTCGACCAGGAGAAGGTCAAAGAATCTGTCCAGGAAGCTATCAAGGCTGAAGCTGAGTATATCAGCAAGCTATCTGGTGGCATTAACATCTCCGGTATGGGTTCGAATGGTCACGAGGATGGCGGTAAGCTCGAAGAAGCCGTCGATATGACCGATGCCTTCAAGGCTATGGGTCTTACTGAGAATGCGGCTAAGATTGCCGCTAATGGCCGTTAAGGAGTAAACATATGGCTAAGAACTTTGTTCAGGTCGGCGAGAACCTGACACTCCCAGTCGACAAAGCTGTCAAGAGTGGCGAACTCGTCCAGGTCGGTGAGATTGTCGGTGTCGCACTGACTGACGCTAAGACCGATAACGGTACCAACTACTACACCACTGTCGCAACTACGGGTGTATGGGAGTTGACCGTTACCGCGACCACCACTGTTGGTGGTGTTGTCTCTGTCAAGCCAACTGGTGGTACCAAGCCAATCGCTGTCGGTTTTGCTACCAAGGCAGTGACCATTACAGGCTCTGGCAAGGCTCCAGTCTTGCTTAACCTTGGTCTTGCTCACGTTGCTACTGCTTAAAGGAAGGTATGAATAATGGCTGAATTTCTTGAGCTCGTAGAGAGCATCAATTCCGAAGCTGCTTCCGCTGAGAAGCTCTTCGGTGGCGAGGGCATGCGAATTACCCCTCGTAACAACCCAGAGTACAAGAAGGGTCTTGCTGAGGCAGCGAACCTGTGCGCTAACCTGATTCAGCGCGGTTCTAAGCTGGACATGTATCGCTTCCAGGAAGCTATGTCCACCAGCGATTTCCCTGTCTACTTCGGCGACATTCTCGACCGACAGATCCTAGCTTCATATGCTGAGGCACCTCAGACTTATACCCAGTGGGCTAAGGTCTCCGAGGTATCCGACTTCCGTCCCGCTAAGCGTTATGCTATGGACGGTGGCGAGGGTCAGCTGAAGCCTGTTGACGAGCTTGGCGAGTACCAGGCTGTCCGTCGCTCCGAGAGCCAGTTGTCCTTCTCTGTGAAGAAGTTTGGTGCTCGCTTTGATCTCTCCTGGGAGTCGATCATCGACGATAACCTCAATCTCCTCACCGACCAGCCAACTCGTTTCGGCAAGGCTGCTCGTCGTACCGAGGAGAAGGAGTGCACCAACCTTCTCATGAACGATACGTTCTTCTCTGCTGCGAACGACAATGTCCTCTCCTCCAATCCTCTGACGGTTCAGAACCTCCAGAAGGCCATCGAGAAGTTCTCCAGCAAGGTCGACGCCGACGGTGAGCCTATCATGGTTGGTCCTGCAATTCTCATGGTTCCTCCTGCGCTTGAGGTCACTGCTAACAACATCCTCAACGCTTCTGAGTTCCTTGCTTGGGATAACGGTCAGGAGTCCTTCCAGATGCGTACTAACAACTGGCTGAGTGGCAAGCTCAAGCTGGTCGTTAACCACTATCTGCCTGTACTTGACAAGGCACATGGCTCTGACGCATACTACCTGCTTGCTGATCCTAACGACGCTCGTGGTGCAGTCGAGTTCGCATTCCTGCGCGGTCACCGTTCACCTGAGCTGTTCATGAAGACTCCAAACGCTGTGAGCGTTTCTGGTGGCTCTGTTGGTACCATGACAGGTGACTTCGACCACGATGCTATCGGCTACAAGGTTCGTCACGTCATGGGCGGTACCGTCATCGACCCTAAGTGTGCTCTCAAGTCTACGAAGTAGTGAGGAATCTCTATGGATCAGTACGCTGAATCTGTCAGGTTGGTAAGGCTTCTCACAGGCGACAAGGCTGCGGGAGAATATATCTTCACAGATGATGAGATGGAGTCGTTCCTTGAGCTGAGCAAAGGCAACGTTTACTACGCTGCTGCTGACGCTCTTGATGCCATTGCATCCAATACAGCGTACACACTCAAAGTACTGACTATTCTTGATGTTACGACAAACGGACAGGCGACTGCGGAAGCTATTC